AGACGGATTTAATAAAAATTACGATTTAACAATAACTAAAGATGATATTACAACTAAATACGAGGTGAAATCAGATAGACGGGCAATAAATACGTTAAATTTAGCGTTAGAATTTGAATGTAGAGGTAAACCATCGGGAATAATGACAACAGAAGCAGATATTTATGCATATTTTATAATAAAACCAGATGATTTATTTGATTTATATTTAATACCTGTTGAAGATTTAAAAAAACTAATTGAAGAAAAGAAATATAAAAGATTAGTTAATGGAGGAGATGGGTGGTTAAGTAAAATGTATTTAATATGTCTAACTAGTTTAGAACAATATAAATTTAAACAATAATTTTAAAAAAAAAATATATTCTTATTATAATATGAAAATAATAAAAATAAAACAATCACCAATTAAACATAAACGTTTAAGGGCATATTTAGAAGATGGTTCATTTATAGATTTTGGTTTATTTGGTGCATCCACTTACGTTGATCATCATGATATTAAAAAACGTTATAATTATTGGGCAAGACATTATGCAAACAAAACTGAAAGACATTTAATTGATAATATGATTATGAGTCCTTCGTTGTTAAGTGCTTATATTTTATGGGGTGCTTATCCATCAATACAAAAAAATGTAGAATGGTTAAATCATAAATTAATATAAATTATGCTGAGATACATATTTTGATGCTTGTCCTAAATTTAAACCATGTTTTTTCATTACTTCAGCAACGATGTCTCCACGTGCTCTATTACCTTTTTTAGTACCAATTAATTTTTTTATTTTACCACCTTGTGTTTTTTTTATTTTAATTTTAATATTTTTTTTTGGTTCATCAGGTGACATATTTTCTGTTTCATTAATAATATTTTTTTGATGTTCATTAAATATATCATCTATTTTAATAACTTTTGGTCTGCCTCTTGGTTTTTTTTCTTTTGGTTCTTTAATAACTTTTGGTCGTCCTCTTGGTTTTTTTTCTTTTGGTTCTTTTATAACTTTTGGTCTTCCTCTTGGTTTTTTTTCTTTTGGTTCTTTTATAACTTTTGGTCGTCCTCTTTTTTTAGTTTCTTTTATAGGTTCTTCAGGATGTATAAAATCAACTTCTTCATCAAAACTTACATCATCAAAACTTTCATCATGTTCAGGTTTCATAATATTTTTTTCAAACCAATCATCAATATTAATATGAGGTGTAGCAACTTTATGTAATGGTTTTAAATCTAAAAGATTTTCTTTATGTGATTTTCTTTTTTCTTTTGCTTTTGTAGAATATTTTTCATTTCTTTCTTGAGTTTTATCAATATGTCCAGTTATTTTTTTTACAATTTCTTCTTTTGATAAATTTTCTAAATTTAATTTTGGATACATTGCTACTAAGATTTTTTGTAATTCTTTTTTAGTTCCGTTAATTCCTCCTTTACTTTTATTAGCATGTGTTAAAGCATCAATATAATGTAAAGATTTTAAATCTTCAGGATGCATACCCAACTCTAAAATTTTATATAATTGTCTTGATAATTCATGGTCAGTTTTCTTTTTTAAATCTCTAATATTAAATTTTGGATTTATTTTTTTAAGAATATGAATATATTCTGTTTTAGTTCCTGTAATTTTACCTCCATAAACAGTATGTCCAGCTCCCATTATTGCTCCCATTATTGCTTTTTTTAATAATTCTTTACCAACTGGAACAACTACATCATTAAAAGCAAATTTTCCAACATCATAAAGTGTATTACCTAATGCTTTTCCAGCAGGTTTAATATATGAATTATAAATATCACCTCCTATTTCTCCTTCATCATCACTTGAAAATTCACTTTCAGAACTCTCACTCATTAAATCTCCACCTTCACATTCAACTTCACTTTCACTTTCTGTATCACTATAATCACTACATTCACTATAATCTCCACCTTCTAATGGCATATTTTTACCTAAAACAGCACCACCTCTATTTAAAATTGGTCTATAAACAATACCACTATATAATGGATCAGGATGTAAAGTATTACCGTTAATACTACCATATCCTAATGGATGTTTTTGAAATGATGGACTACCTCCACCTTTTAAAAAATTAATAGGATGATTACCTCTTCTATCTCCTAAATTATAAGGTTCTTTTTGTGATGATACAAAAGAATTCATATTCATTTCAGGTCGTGTTTTAATGAAACTATTAGTAATATCTTTTAGTTCATTAATAATTTTTTGATTACTTAGAAAACTCATTTTATATATATATTATACATATAAAAAATAATTTAAAAAATATATAAAATTATTATTTAATTATTTTAATAATTTACTTAATCTTGATTTAGACATATGATGTTTTTTATGGTGTTTTCCTCCTTCTTCATCTTCTCCCATTCCTAATGCTTTATGGATCATATGATGAGGTTTCATATTTCTAAAAAATTTTGAAATTCCAGCAAATCCATGATGTAATTTTCCACCAACTGTTCTTTTATATAATTCTTCATCAATAATAGAATGATGTTCTTGTTGTTTAGCATCAAGAACCATTTGACGGTCAAGTACGGCAGTGAATATAGACGATGATCCGGTTTCAGTAACAAAATATCCGCTATTGAGGCACATTATTATTCCCTCCGGTTGAATACTAAACGGAAATTGATTTTCAAATGAGGTGATTGTAATTTGTAGATTAAATTGACCAATAGAAGAATTTGAAAGTAACGGATTTAAACTTAGATATTTTGAGGGATTGATGCAAACCATTGAACCTATAGTAGGGACGGTTTTCGCTACACCTGCTTGAATTGCATTCGCAGAACCACCATATGCATAAAATGATTGATGACTTCCAGAATCAACACTCATATTATACACGTTTTGAATAAGTGCTGATGCAAGCAAACCACTTTGATTATTTAGCGTGATGCTTATTGTATTGATTTTTAGGAATGAATCAGTATACGCCCAATTTTGTGACGAAATTGGAACACGTAAGCCAAAGACTAATAAATTCGGAATTTGATTCAATTGTATATTTTGAAATGTAACAGAACCAGAACCACCAGCAACAACAACCGGAGATGAAGAAGCCGGAGAAATATAACGACTATAATCCGAATAATTAGTAACGCTTCGTGTGGATACTTTCGAATACTGCAAATCGCTCAACGTCAAAAAATTGAACATTAATTTAGAATTGGTGAAACCTAAACCATTTGATGAAGGATTACCCAAAGTAACATTAGTAATATAAGAAGATAAACCAGTACCAGCATTATTAACATATGAATTACCAGTTGCCCAAACTCTACGACATGCAGAATCTACGTTTAATGTCATGGCAATATTATTCGTTCCTAATAATCCTGCTTTATTAAAATCCTTATTTGCAAAAGGCGACAAACATAAAAATGGTTCGGTTAATCCTTTAAATGTTAGGTATATGATCCATGTATCGGTTGTAGCGGTAGAAATTAAACTTGAATCAGTATAAACACCAGCAATATAATGATTTACAGTTATTGTTGCAGGATATGCACCGTTTGGAATTCTACAATTATCATAAGATGCTTCATTATATGATGCCATAGGGTTAGAATTTGTTAAAATTGCATCAGAATATAATCCCCATGATTCGTTTACATAATCTGGTGATGTTGAATTAATTTTATCTGAATTTTTACTATCTTCAAGTAATTTAATAAAAGGTAGAACATCAATGGTATTCGTTGAACTAGTGGCGTTATTAATTGTTACTTGAGTTGTAGTAAATAAAGATTGAAGCGGGTAAGAATTCAACGAGTCGGTCAATCCGTATTGAAACGCTTGTTTAGTTGCTGGGACATTGGCAACAGTTATAGTTAAATTTAAATCACTTCTTAATAAAACTCTAGCATCTGAAACAATCGCCTCGCTTGGAATTTGTATATTAGCTGTTAGATTTGAATTAGATGCACTATTGAATGGAAATTGTTGATAGGTACACTGTGACGCACCATCAAATACACCGAATGTCATATCGTTTGTTAAATCGTTTATTCGGGAATCAACAATATTAATTGCTTTAATTTCGTGAGACATATTATATATATAACCTATATATTTTTTTTTTGGAAAAATATTTTATTTATACATTTTTAATTTAAATTTTTTAGAGAACTAAATTTAGACTTTTTAAAAAAACCAATTTTAACGGATAACGACGAACCACTGTTTAAACTTATGGGGATAAGAATTCCGTATGAACTTCTATAATAAAATTTTAAATCTAGATTATATAATGGTGTTTGTGTAGTTAGTTCGAATAATTTATATTGAGCAGATGGATTATATACAATATTTTTAGTATATATTGAATTTTCTACTGAATATTCTAATAAAATTGATTGTGTTTGACTATTATTATTTGCTGGTTCTATTGTTCCCGCATAATATAATGCAGGTGAAAAGGTTTGACTTCTAATAATTGGTATAGTTTGTGTTGTTATAACTAAAGATGATATTTGAGACCATAAATTTATTGATTGTAATTCTTGTGTGAATGATATTGTGTTCCCATTTGCTACAGTTGTAGTATTATTTATTAATAATTGTTCAAATGCTTGGTTATTTAATAAAACTGTTGATGATGGAAAGAATGAAAAAAGATGAAGTAAAGCACCATTAAAATATATATTTATTGGTGGTGTTGCTACATCTTGATTATATAAAGAATTATTTAATGAAGGCATGTAAAATAACTGTGTTAACGGGTTAAATTTTATAAATGGTTGTCCATCATTTGGCAAGGCGGGGAAATTAATTTGTAATTGATTATAAGCAGATTCAAAAGCATTATTTAGCAATATACAAAAATAATTATATGAATAAATTGAATAATAACCGTTATCATTGTCTTGAAATCCATCAGGATACGAAGAAGGCGGTAAAGGTACTGTTACTGTTAGATTTTGAGGTTGATAAATTATATTTTGAAATATTTCTATTCCATTGTATTCTAAAACAATTTGATAAATCGTTAAATTTACATTGTTTTGTCTTGGTTGAATCACTACATCTAAAATAGGAACATTTGTATTTTGAATATTAAATTGCACAACTGCACCATAATATTGATCAGGGTTATATAAATATGGTATTGTTCTTGTTTCATTATATTCTGCATATGTTGGGGTCGTTGTGTAATTAGAATTTACATTAGAAACTAATACATCAACATAAAAAACATCTGGCGATTCTTCTAGCATTTATATAAATATATGATATATTTTATTTTTTATAATTATATTATATTTTTTAATGTTTTTATAAAAAATGACTTAAAGAAATAGTAAAATTAATATCTAATTCTTGATATTTAATAATATATTTACATAA